AAGAATTAAAACAAAAATTAGCCCAAGCGTCTGCGTTGTTAAATGCTACTGCTGGTTTTGTGGGAGAAATTGCTGGAGGTGCAAAAGCTGCTGCTAGACTACAACAGGTGGCAGCAGTTATAAATACATGGTCAGGTGCAACAGCAGCACTTGCGCCACCCCCTGTCGGTGCAGGTCCAATTGCAGGAATACCATTAGCTGCAACTATAGTAATGACAGGTTTAGCAAATGTAATGAAAATATCTAAATCAATCGGAGATTTTAAAACAGCAGCAACAGGAATGGATGAAATTGTTAATGAGCCTACAATGATTATTGCTGGAGAAGCTGGGGCAGAACGAGTTAATATAACACCTCTTAGCGGAAACCCGTCTGCTAGACAGGCTCCGAGAGTTAATATAACACCGCTTGGTGAAGGTTCATCTGCTAGACAGGCTCCCGGGGGAGGCGGAGTAACGGTTAATATATCAGGCGGCATTGTTCAAGATGACTATGTAAGAAACCAATTAATTCCAGCATTAAATAAAGCAACAGGTACAGGAACAAAGATTAATGCTTAGTTTTAATTCCTCATTAAGTGCTCCCTTAAAACTAAAAAATACAACAGCGTTTTGGGTATTAAAATTATATTATGCCGATGAAGATGCGGCTGATTATATAGGTTTAAGCGATAAACATAGAACAGATGGTAGTGATTTTTATCATGGCATTGTTTCTTCTTGGGGAGGTTTAAATCAATCTTTGAATTTTTATAGCTTTGAGACTACTCAAGCTAATATGTCGGTAACTCTTATTAATGCTGAAAAAAGTATAAAGGGTGGGAGGTTTTCTGATTTATTCTCATCTTATAATTTTGCTAATAGAAAATGGGAATTATTTCAAGTAGCGAGTGGGTATTCTACTTGGGATGCCTCTGCAAATATGATTGGCTCTGGAATTATTGCTGGAGATATAAAGTATAATACAGATACAATATCCCTCACATTATTAGATAATTCTTCAAGGTTTCATAAGATACTTCCGTATCATACAGTAGATGTAAACGCATATCCAAACGCTCCAATTAGCAATAGAGATGCACCTGTTCCTATGGCTTATGGAGACTTTGGGGAAGATATTGCTCAAGGCACTTATGGAGATTTTGCTTATCATTTTGTTAAAGGAAGATTTCCAGCTATCGTAGTTGATAAACAAAACTCAGATGGGTTAACCGTTGCACTCCCAGACACAATAAGACCTCACGAGGAATATGGTACAGGAAATGACCTTGACGATATGGCTCAACTATCTATATTATATGGAGGTAGAGTATATATGCCTTTAGAAGGTAAATATTTACAATGCAATATTAATAATGTTAAAGTTTCAGACCACGCTTCTTTTGGTTACGATGATGCTCCCGGTGAAGATGGAGATAATATTATATATTTTAAAGGGGCTTCTTATTTTGCTTACTTTCCTTTGGAGAGTATAGACGGCAACCCGACTCCTACAAGTGGAAGTATAGGTAGCTGGATAGATGAAGACTTTTCTACCTCAGCTGGGTTAGGTGGTGCGGATGGTGCAACACATACCGTGGATTTTAGATTTCCGGACATTACAAAACTTGGGCGTTTAGATGCAGACGGAGATGTTGATATTCTTACATATATATCTGCGGTAAGCAGTACTGGTGGGAGCACGGTTTTAACCCTAACGGAGCCGGGAAGTAATCAAAACTTTACTTGGGGAACTGGTGTTCAAAAACTTGCTATGTCTACTGCTTTTGATGCCACACAAAGAGAAACGCAAGATTTTAGTTCTGAAAAAGTTCAGTTAAGTGTAGTGGCAGATGGAGGTACTAGATATGTAAACATCAATCAAATTGGTATGCAAATAGAAGTTGAAGTGTTTAAAAAATATGGAAGACCAGTTTTTAGTCAAGAAATAATATATACAGGAGCATACAACGACCCGGGTGGTTATAGAATTGTAAATACAGAAGTGTCTTCATCTGTTACCGCACCAACTAGACAATATATGTATTATGCTGGAAAAGGTAGAGAGTTTGGTGGTTGGATAGATGCAGATAGTAGAAACAATGGATATAATGATACTAATTTAATAGAGAATCCAATATATATAATTGAACATATTCTACGCTCTGAATTAGGATTGACTTCTAGCGAGATTGACCACGCTACGTTTGATACAGCCGGGAATACAACAAACGGACACATAATTAATACATTTGATGATGCTGCTGGAGATATAAAATTTGCTTTTAGTCAATATAAGTTTTTGGATTCAAGAGAATTAATTAAACGATTATCAAAGCAATGTTGTTCGTATGTGTTTATTGGTGGAGATGGTAAATTTAAAATTAAAACACTTCAGAAAGCCGCAGATTACGGAAGTGCAAATAAGACAATAGATTATGTAGATATAAACTTAAAAGGAATATCTAAAACACCCCTAAGTCAAGTAAAGAATGATGTTACGGTAAATTATGACTTTGATTATATGGATGAAGTATTTAAGAAAAGCAAAAACAGAACAGCTACAGTTACAGCAAACTCTACGGGGAATAATCAAGTATTTAAGCTAAAGCTAGATGCTTCTGCTATTTTAGACGAAACAACGGCAGATAATTTAGCAATAGCATATAAAGATATATTTAAAGACCAAAAAGTGGTGTTGGATTTTGATTGTTTACGACCTTATTATAATGATTTAGAAATGGGAGATATAATTAAGTTTGAAAACTGGGATAGTAAAATTAAAATATACGGAACAGCAATGGGTACAGATTATTATATGATTTCTGATATTAGTAAAAAACCTAGCGGTTGTTCCATTAAAGCAATAAAGGTGAGTTAATATGGCAAATATGAATATAAGAACGCCAAGATTTTATGTAGATACATTAAGCTACTTATTAAGTAGGGGTATGACGCAAAACGGAGAATTAGATGTAACAGGCACAGGGGGTGTTTTTAGAGGAATACAAACAGGCTCAGAAATAGAATTATTTGATATGAACCCTTTAAATAAAGTAGATTTTGATACATCTGGGGCTATTACTAGCCATGTTCTTGTTACAATAGACACACAAAGTGCTACCAGCAAAAAGAACTTTATTGCAATATTAAATCATAATTTAAAATCAGCAAAAGGTAAAATAAGAGTATCCCTTGGCGATGCAGATGACGACCATACGGCTGTTGACGGGGGAAATGCTGACCTACTAGATAGAAATTGGGGTAGCGTTACCACCTCTGAAGTTGTAAACGCTGACATTATAACAAACGCAAGTGATAGCAAAAGCATTGTTATTGAGCCAGCAAGCGATGGTAGCACTATTTTTACTTTTGATGAAACAAGCAAACAATATTGGGGTATTCAGTTTGAAGGAGCACACGGTTATTCTGGTAGTGCGACTAATGAGACTTGGGATTCTTCTACAGACTTGTTCGTAGGTTGTATTTTATTGGGAGAGTATTTTGATATGCCAAATGCTCCAGACTTAAATGTTACATCTTCTATTATGTTTGATGGTGTAAAAACTTTGGAATCTGCCGCTGGACAACGCTTTTCTAATATGGCAAATAGCGGAAGAACACACGGAGCAACAACTAAATCCCCTTTTACAATCGGGCAACCAGATTATGAAGGTTACGGTGGAAGATTGGCTTATGATATGAGTTTTTCATATTTAAACGCAACTAGCGTATTCCCAAACAGATATGAATCATTATTACATACAGAAGACACGGTAATATCGGATGTTTGGAATAAAACTAACGGAAGCCATTTACCATTTATCTTTTCAATAGACAATTCAAGCACAGGCACAAATGCGGAATCAGAACATTTATTTGCTAGATTTGCAAATAATTCATTAGACCTTCAGCAAGTGGCTCCAGATGTATGGAATGTAGGTTTTAGAGTAGAAGAAGAGTTTTAACTCTTACATCTTTTACAAATCATTTTTTCTTTCCCTATAGTAGGGAAATTCTCATAATACTCAGTCTTTGTATGAAATCCAGATGGGTTTTGCCAACAAGTTTTACATTTAGGACAATACCTAACATTATCGTCAGCATATCTTGCATCTAATTTATAATCATTAATGCCTGTTGGTTTGTTAGACTCTGCATTTATAAACCATTCAATAGATTTATCGGCATCAGGGTTTTCTTTGTAATATTCATTTTTAAGTTGTGTGGCGTGCTCTTCTAATGTCAAAACGGATTATCGTTTTTCTCTTCCTGTAGTTCAAATTTCAACGATAAATATTCTTTACCATCTTTTGTATTGTTAACCCAACTTGCAATTCGATAATCTACCCCATCTACTCTTGCTGAGCCTGTATAGTCTGGTCTCGCTTCTTTTCCTTCTTTATCATTTTGAAAGATTGAACCGCTATTTTCTTTATGTTCGTACATATTAACTCCCTATTATAAGGGGTGGAGAAGTAAGGAGGTTAGTCAAGAGGAGCTTGATTAGGTAACTTCCCCACCCACTTTTTTTATTTTAGTTATTTCTGATAATAATTTTGATACTTCACCGCTTGGGTAGTGTTTATTAAATACCCTTAAAGCCTTTTTAATTGTTTCATACTCTTCTTTGTTAACAAACAATACAATATTGTTTTCTGACATTATATTTTAATTTCAAGAATCGTCGATTTAGGTATAAGTTTTTGCGATGCTTTAGGATTATAAGCCTCAATGCTTTTTTCAATATTATAACCTTTGTTGTTCACGTTTTGTAAATCCACCTTTATACCATCTCTGTTGCCATTGTTATAAAAAACATACAAGTTTTGACTTGCTCTGCCTGATAAATTAAGTGCTTTTTCTGAATAATCATTTGCTCCAACCAAGGATGAACTTCTTGCATAAGTATCTCCTATTCTTGCAGAATGTATGTGTCCACTTATAACATAGTCAATGTTTATTCCCCGACTTGCGTATCTTCCTTTAATTTGATTCACAGAAGATTCATGTTTTGCCGTAATAGAGCCATGACCATGTAATAACAACAAATTCTGTCCAGCTACATTCAAAACAATTTCCATAGGGTCTCCAGATACAAAACTAATCTTAGTACCCATAAACAATGCTCGTAGCATATTAAATATAGTAAAGTCATAATTATCTGTAGCCAATATATCTGTCCATCCATATTCTTTATGTACTCTTGCTTCGTTTCCAGAAACACACGCTATGGTTACATTATAAGATTGGTTTAAATCTATAATAGCTTGTTGTAGTATATCGGTTGCAATGAAGACCGCTTGTGCTCTATTTGTTGAATTACTTAACAATTCATCCAATCTTCTATCTGAGTTGATTAAATCACCCGTTAAAGCCACAACGACATTAGTTATATGTTGTGTCGAAAAATAACTTTTAGCGGCTTCTATGTGCCTTTTAATGCGTTTTGATGCTACTTCAAAGTCAAATTTGTTATTTGGTAAGCTAACAAGCTCATTAAAGTGCAAATCGGAGAAATGAACCACCCCAACTGCCTTTCCTTTTTTTGGATGAGCCTTAACAGATTTATGAAATTTATTTTCTCTTAAAACCTCTAATATTTTGGAACTTAAGGTTGTAACTGCATTATCTAATCTAGCATACTCACGAAAAGTTTTTCTTTCTATTCGATTTCTATCTTGGAATGATTGCTTTTGCTTGGCAAGTTTGACACTTTCTCGAACCATGTCTGGTTCTCCAAGCACAGGAGTAACTGTTTTATAACTACAGTCGTTACATTTCCATCTTGGCTTTGGTTTTCTCCTTGCATCATTTAAACCATTTTTTATTAGATTTCCGCTACCGCATTTTGGACAGCTAAGTATATAGCCTTCTTCGTTATAAGTTATCATAATGCTCCTTTAGTTCGAGGTATAAATCCTCTAGTTGTGGTGTTGAAAATTTATTAATTGTTCTATATCTTCTATGTACTATGTCATATTTATCTTTACCAAATTTTTCTACATACCAATTTGAATAAGGATAGAAATCTCTTTCGTGTCTAAGGTTGCAACCTCTACATTGCGTATGACAGTTGCCATCTTCTGATATATCCCATCTTGTATTATAAGCCGTTCTTGAAAACAGGTGTCCATTTTGTAAAAATTGAGTTGTTCCGCACACAACACAATATGGTGTAGTCTTTCTAATTATAAGGCTAACTATTTTATCTAGTTTCCTTACTGTTGATTTTCTTTTAGTAATCTTTCTTCTTGGCATTATAAAGTATAACCCTCTCTTTCACAATAATCTTCCCATTTATCTAAAAATTGCAAAACTGTATTTCCTTTATAGTTCCACCATTTATAAGTATTATTATGTTTAAAATAACACTTTTCTACATATTGGTCTTTTACTATTATATCATCTTTTGGATTTGTATTATGTCTAAATAAAATAGCACAGGCTTTGTGTCCTTTTTCCCCTTCTTTATCTTTTACTTGGTCATGGGATTTAACGGCATTTTCTAAAGCCCATCGCTGTCCATTTGGAAACTTTGCCCCTACAAGCTTTGCTTCCATATAAACAAATACCTCTCCTCCATAGTCAATAAAACCATCAATATCGGTAGGAATAATGTCTCTTCTTCTTTCCATTCCCTCAAAAGATATAATTTGTTTTGCTCTTTCCTTATGATTTATAGGCAATTTCTTTCTCCATCATATTCAAAACATAAAAAATTTCAGTTATTCTATCGTTTGTTAAAATATGTTTATCTCTTAAACCAGCTATTTGACCCATAAATTTTGCATCAAGATTTATAATCCGCTTCTCCAAAATATCTAACCTCTCTTGTATTTCTTTGTTAGTCATGTTTTTTGCTCATTATTTCACTTCCAACAACCCATATAATAAAAAGGGCTACCGCTATAAACAAAAGCGATAACCCTAATATTAATAGATTGCTGATAATTGTTGCAATCTCAATCATTTTCCCTCCAACCAACTATCCAACCATTCTCTTCTAAATACAATCTTATTTACACCTTCGGGTTTTGATGATTTAAGATAGCCACTACGAACTGCATTATAAACAGTTGTGCGACTACATTTTGTATACTCTAATGCTTCGGGTACTCCCAGCCACATTCTATTTCTACGTTTTTTAATTACATCATTCATGTATTGAACAATCATATTGCCTCCTTTATTGTTTCTGGGTCTTCTTCTTTAAGAATACAGGTAAGACAAGTGCGTTCATCCATATCTCCTGTAAACTTATTAAATTTATCCCCACATACTATACAAGTTATTTCAATCATATTACCTCCTTTATAAGGTTAGTTACTGTCATTTGTGGCTTGTGAGTACATTTTCTACAAACCATATAAGTTGTTTTTGATTCTGTTTTTGTTTTAAAACCACATTCTAAGCATTCTAAAACGTAATTATTAATTGTATTATTAAATGTATTATTATGTTTTAACTTTTGTTTAATAGGGTCTTTAACTTTTGTTATAGAGGGTCTATAAGAAAACTTAAATAGGTTGTGTAATACCCTACGATTCCCCATATCTTTCGATATATGTGAACTTAGGAACTTTTTGTCTATCAAACTTTTGATAACTAACGATACTCTGGTCTTACTAATTTTAAAGAATTTGGCAAAATAATCATTACTTGCAAAACATCCATTTTCTCCATCCAAACTCATAATTTCTACAAGGAATATTTTTTCTTGCAAAGTTAAATCTTCATTTAACCATATTTCTTTGGGAATCCAAATTCCCTTCCACTCTCTTTTCATGTTGCTCCTCTAAATTATAACCTCGCCTATCTGTAACCACATTTTGACAAACAGACGAGGTCGCTTAGTAGCCAACCTAAGCCAAAGCTTTAAATTGGTCATTTAAATTTCTTTCAATTTCAGTTATTTTATCTTCATATTGCATAACGTCTTCCCCCATTATAATAATGGCAAAAGTTTCTATAAGGGTTCTTGCAATAAACTCTGCAGCATCCTCATTTTTTTCATTACAGACAATATAAAACTCTCGCAAGGTGTTAGAAAAAGCCTCAATCATCTCCATTCTATCCTCCAAAGATAAATCTTTTACACCTTTTTTTGTCCAAGATACCATTTAAATTTCCTTACTTTGTTAAATAATTAATTAAAATAGAAACTAATAATCCAAACACCATTCCAGAAGTAAACATAATTATAAAAGTTAATGATTGTTTTTTAACTTTTTCTGCCAACTTCTCGTATTCGTTTTTATAAGGATTAAAGGTTATTTTCTCTGGTTTCATTTTATACCTCATTATATAGAGTTTATTTCCCCACATTTGTCCGATATAATCTTTATCGTTCATTAATGTTATGACTGTTGGTTTTTAAGATTTGATTGTTTAGCCGTCTATTTTCTTTAAAGTAATTATAAACATCTTCCATAATCCCTATTAAAGAACCAACCTCTTTATGTTTTAAACCTTTTAGGTTCCAGCGTTGTACTGTTCTAAAAAACTTATTAGCCTCATGTTGGTATAACAAATAATTAGGCTTTTTATCTTTTGTAGAACTATTCTGATTTGTAAAGTCCTTTATTAGTTGATAAGCCAATGTTCGTTGTTTTTTTGGATTCAGGTTTGATTCTTTTTCTGCCATTTTCAAATCATGCCTTAAGGCTCTTGGGGTTAAAGCACTTATAGGTTTTTTTGATTCAACATAGGCGTCTGTTAAACCTCTTCTAAAGTTTTCGTTTTTGGTAGCCTTCTCTATTTCACGAGGAGCATATCCACCAACCTTCTCTGACAAAACTTTATCTTTCATATCGATATCAGACCTATTAATTGCTTCAACGGCATCAAAATAAACAGCAGAGTATCCTGTTAATTCACAAAGAGATTCAATAAGTTCAGAATCTTCAAAGTTCTTATTTTCTTTTGCAAACTCTACCCTGTATCTTGCGATTGCTTTAGACATTTCTGTTATGGTAACAGACAACCTTTTTGTATTAGATGCAAATTGTATTTTCATCATCTCTAATAAGGTTAATTCAGTTCTAATTATAGAATCTATTGTTTTTAGTTTTAAGGTTTCGTGGCATCTCAACCTTCTCTCTCCATCAAGAACCCACCACTTTCTATCCTTATGCTTTAAAGCTCTTTCCCCTAAAACAATTTCGTTATTATCGTTAGTATAATAAGGCGATACCAATATTGGATAATATAAGCCATTCTTTTCAATATCTTTTGCAAGAATCTCAAGTTTTGCTTCGTTGTTTCTCCAATCCTGTCTTGGTTGTGCTGTATCAACTACAATATCACTAATCATTATTTTTGTTATTTTTTTACTCATTTTGTTACTCCTCTTATTATAAGTATCAGCCATAGTATAAAAGCCGATACGATTAAAATCCAACCTAAGTCAATAGGATAAAACACTATATTTTGTTACTCGTTCATCATTTTTATTAGTCTTCTATGGGCACATCCGCCTTCTTCTATCCTTTTATCAGCCAACAATCTTTTATACAATCTTATTAATCCTATTTTAGATATGTGTTTATTGACATTCTGCACTTTATAAGCCTCTCTTATCATTGTGTCTCCTCATTTATTAAATCATATCTTCTATCTAAAAGTCTAGATATATCTCTTATAACTTCTTTTGAATGCTCTTCATGTGTAATTGCACTCTCCACCAATCCCATTATACTGTTTAATACACTACGAAGTTGAATTGCCTTTAATTCGTGTTTATGTTTTTCTTCTGAAAGATTCCCTATCTTTTCGTGAAGATTCTTTACTATTGTTGTTGCGTTTTGCATAAGTCCTCCTTAACTCATTTATTATAAGCCTTAGTTCACTATTATTACAATGAACCAGACTTTTCTTTCCAACATACTTCTCTTTTACTTGCAAGGTAATTCCTATACCCATATAATACTGTGCTAAAGCAAAAGATTCTATCAATTTTTTGTCGGGGGAAGACAACTTTAGTTGTGGAAGGGGATGGTATGGTAGCCATTGTCCTCCCCCGAAATATAAGGGTTTGGCATAGATGTTAATTCATTGTCTATTATATCGAACAAACCAAAAACCGAAAATAGAACAACCAAACCCTTTGTTACTGTGCCTCGGAACACAGTTATTTCTGATTCCTTAAAGCGTTTACCATTTCATCAGCGGAAGCTAGTTCAGTTCCAGCTAATCCAGCACAAGCCAATGCTCTCCCCCAAGCGGAAGTCTGAGCAACTTCAACATAAGAAGTCTTATTAATATAAGAAGCTCCTTTATGTTCATGTGCAATTCCTTCAAAAGTTCTACCATTATCAAAAACTAAAGTTGCTTTAATTATAACCTCGTTTTCAGTAGAACTAAGAAGTTCTGATGTTAAAGACCAGCTATCATCTGCACCATGAAGTTCAGATAATCTTTCAGCTACAGTCTTGTATTCTTTACCATGTATTGTTACTGGCATATAACCTCCCTTTACTCCTCAAACAAGTTTTCGTATGGTTGTTGCAGTATTTGTGCAATAGCCATTTTATAAGCACGTCTTGGCTCTTTTTTCCCAGAAGTCCAATAATAAAGAGTTGTCCTCTTGACCCCTAGTTGCCTACCAAGCCACGCAACACTTCTCTCTTGTTCTTTTAGATGTTTCATAACTTTATTCATAACAACCTCTATTTATAAAGTGAATTTACCATAAATATAATCCAATGTCCATTATATAAACAGAATTATACCAATTATTGAACTCTTGTTATAATAATAATAAACCTAGAAATAAACCAACATAGGTTACTATAAAAAATAATGCGAGTTCCCAAAAACCGTCATTTTGTTTCATTTATATGCTCCTCTTTTAGTTTATAAGACAGATTTATAATCATCTGCTCTAACTCTTCTACTTTATTTATAAGTTTTAGAACATCGTGTTTTATAATTTCTATTTCACTCATTTTATACCTCCTCTTTTATTATTTTCACAAGCTCATAACTATCCTCAACATATCTTGAAGGTAGTTCTACGTTTTCTAGTGCAACTCTTATATCTCGGTCTGACATTTTATAATCAAAATAATATCTAAGATTTACTTTAATAGTTGCTATTTTCATTGTCTTATCTTTATAAAACTCCTCTTTATTGTTATTTATGTTGTTTACATCTATTTTCATTTTATAACTCCTCTTTTATGTTTAATACATCTATCCAATCTGATTTATCTTCATTCCTTAATAGGTGTTGTATTTCACCTATTGGCTCGGTACTCTCTTCTAATATCCATCTAGCAATAATTTCAGATTCTTTTTCGCTTAGTTTTATACTCATTTTATAACCTCCTTGTTTTTATTATAAAATTCTTTTGGATTTAATCCTTCATTAACTATTTGACATACTGCTACATCATTAAGATTGAAGCACCATTTACAAGATAAAACCTTACCTTGTAGTCCACAAGATTCTATAAACCTATAATCTTTAACCTTTACGTTGTGTTTATAACACACATCACATTTTCTTTTGCACATTTATAACTCCTCTTTTTATAATTAAAATCTTTTAAGTTGGAAAATCTATATATTCTCCTATTATAAGAACCAGAACATTGGGTAACATTTGTTACCTTCAATTCAGGATTTTTCTAGATTATGTATAACTCATCCAATTATACATAATATCTTTATAATCTCAGGAACGGGCTGGTTTCTGGTTTCCTTGTTCCAATCCCCACATTACCATTTATAAGCTAATATAAATTTTATAAAACACCACAAGCGTTTAAGCTGATAGCTTATAAAACTTTCATTATCTTTTAATAAACTATGTTTATCTGTCATTATAAAATATTCTAATTGTTTTTTATTCATTTTATTTCTCTTTCATATCCCATTTTAGCCAATTAATAAACATTCTACGTACCATGCTAGTAGATTTACCAATTACTACTATGGAATCTTGCATCGTTTTATTGATATTTGGATTGTGTATCATAGTTAG